GTTTGTGATGAGTTCAACCCAGGTTAACGCGCACGCAGATGATAATAAAAATATTAGAAACGAGTCCACGCTCGCGGGCGGTCGTTCTACAATCAACAAAGCAGATGTTGGTGTAGTTATGGCACGAACAACCCCAGAAGAACTTAAAGGGTTAACAGAGCGAGGATTAACATTTGAAAATGATATGTATCCAAATATTGTCACCGACATATATAAAGTTAGAAGTGGTGAATGGAACCAGGTCAGAATTTGGTCTAGTGTTGATTTGGGTACTTTGAGAAAAGTTGATTTATTTATAACGGATTCGCAATTAGAACCGTTAGATAATTTTACATTCCATGCAGATTTCTCAACACAAGTTTGGGAAGATGATGAAGAAAGAGAAATAAAAGATTATATTGCGAGTTTGAATTTTTAAGAAAGGATAGGACATATGGATTATAAAAGGATTATTGAAAATCTTGATGTCGCCGCCGTAAAAGACCTACTTGAGCGTATGGACATACCATTTCAAGATAAAGGTGATTATCTCATATGCAAGACAGCGTGTCATAATGTAGATTTAGATTCTGCTTCTTCTAAACTTTATTTTTATAAGAATTATAAGATTTTTACGTGTTACACTAATTGTGGTAATCAATCTATATTTAAATTTTTGAAAAATTATTATGAAACTCGCAATATAGAATATGATTGGTATACTGATATATATGAGGTCGTACTTAACTGCTCTAAATTTAGACCAGGTGAAGCACCAAAACCTACTTATAAAGGATTGGACGAGCGATATTATCAGCGAAAAACTTTGAAAAAAATCCCAACTTATCCAAATGGATTATTAGATACTTTTACAGAATTTTATCCTATTGAGTGGCTGAGAGATGGGATTACACCTGCGGCGATGCAAAAATTTTCTATAAAATTTTCTATAAATCAAAATAAAATTATTATACCTCATTTTAATGTAAATGGGGAACTTATAGGTATTCGAGGTCGAGCATTAGATCCGTGGGAAGTAGAAAATATAGGAAAATATATGCCCGTCCAGATAGAAGGAAAGTGGTATAATCATCCACTCAGCCTTAACTTATACGGTTTAAATGAAACCAAAGAAAATATAAAGCGTTTTCGCCTCTGTTTCATAGGCGAAAGCGAAAAGTTTGTCTTACAAAATGAAAGTTTTGATATGCCCAACTTGAGTTGTGCAATTTGCGGCAGTTCATTCAACAAGTATCAACTTGACCTACTTATGCGAACTGTTCAACCGCGCGAAATTGTAATGTGTTTTGATAAAGATGTTCCTTTTGAAAAAGCAAAACAAACTTGTATGAAATATAAAAACTATTGTAACTTTAGTTTCTTATGGGATAGAAAAGGATTATTGGGACTTAAAGATAGTCCTACCGATAAAGGACAAAAAGTTTTTGAAAAATTAGTGGAAGAGAGGATTAGACTTTGAAGTATGTAGTAGAATTACCACCAAGATATGGCATCACAAGTGAAGATTATGGTGCAGATGTATTAAAATATCGTGGCATAAAAGATGTACATGAATTTCTATTTCCGACCTAGGAGAATCTCCAAAGTTGGAAAGATTTAGACAATATAAATAAAGGAATTGATTTATTATTATCACATAAAGATGGGTTAATAGGATTAATTGTTGACTGCGATGTTGATGGATACACTTCTTCAGCAATATTATATCAATATTTAGTAAAAAATCTTAATGCTAATATAAAATATTATATTCATGAAGGCAAGCAACATGGTCTTTCTGATAAAATAGATGAAATTTTAGAACAAGATGAAAAACTAGATCTACTTATCATACCTGACGCAGGCTCAAACGATTATACTTATATAGAACAATTAAAAGAAGTCAACATACCCGTGCTTATTCTAGACCACCACTTATTAGAAGGTCAGCTTAGCGATAATTGTGTCTTAATTAATAATCAAACTTCGTGGATGTATAACAATAAAGACTTATCAGGCGCGGGCGTTACTTTTCAGTTTTTGCGCGGACTTGATGATAAATTGGGCTTACACGATGCTTGGGAATATATCGATCTTGCGGCGCTTGGCGTGTGCGCAGACATGATGAGCGCATTATCTATTGAAAATCAATATCTTTGGCATGAAGGTTTTTCAGATGAAAATCGTAAAAACTTTTTCTTCAGCGTTTTATGCGATAAGCAAGCTTATTCTATGAAGGATAAAGTAAATCCGACAACTGTAGCGTTTTATATAGTTCCTCTGATCAATGCGATGATAAGAATTGGTTCTCAAGAAGAAAAAGAAAGATTATTTTTGGCGTTTGTTGACGGACATCGCATGGTAGAGTCTCACAAGCGTGGCGCAAAAGGCCAGCTGGAATACGTTGCAGTAGAAAGTTGCCGCGAATGCGTGAACGCCAAGGCACACCAAGATAAAAAGAAAAAAGAAATCGCAGAAAATTTAGAAATTAAGATTTGTAAGAACGGACTTTTAGATAATAAAGTTTTATTTATAAGACTTGATGATGATGATGACTTCCCCGCAGTTTTAAATGGACTTGTGTGCATGCAACTCGCCGCGAAATATAATCGCCCAACGATTGTAGCACGCTTAAACCCCGAGGGATACGTGCGCGGAAGCGCCCGAGGACTCAACAAGTCAGAACTTACATCATTCAAAAATTTCTTAAATGATAGTGGCTTATTTGAATATACCATAGGTCACGACCAGGCTTTTGGTGTTTCTATTAATAATGAAAATTTAAAAAGTTTCCACGAATATGCGAACAAACAGCTTGAGGCATATGATTTTGATTCTAATATGTATTCTGTTTGTTATGAAGTTAATGGTGATTCAATCGAATTAGCAAAAATGATTAAGGATATAGCGGAATATGAAAATGTTTGGGGACAAATGAATGAGTTACCTCTTATAGCCGTTAACAATATCTATGTAAATGCAGATGAAATTCAAGTTATGGGGCGTAATAATGATACTGTAAAATTTAAGTATAATAATCTTGAGTATATAAAATTTTTTGCAAAAGATATAATACCTGAATTGTTAAAACATGATCATATGAGGATTAACTTAATTGGAAAACCCAGTATGAATGAGTGGATGGGTGCGCGAACACCACAAATAATGATAGAAGATTTAGAAATTTTTAATAGCGAGTTGGATTTTTGACATAAAGTTTGAAATTTTCTTAAAATTTTGATATACTATATATAGAATAGGAAAGGTATAAGGAGTTTATATGAGCAAGCAAATTTATAAAGTTGAATTTTCTATTGATAATCTTTCATTGGCAGAACAGAATAAGTTTTATAAAAAACTTATTAGTATGTTGGATGAAGATCAACGGTATAATCTCCATATTACAATAACCGATGTACTCGGCGGAAAGCATCATATATGGGATGGTATCGGTTTTGATCCAAACGGAAGGCTTTGCCGCGAGTGTAAATCAATAGATTGTGAAGACTGTTCAACTTATATCGCAAGGGAGAATATAAGAAATGGCAAGAGCGCAGATAACGCAGGAAGTAATTGAACAAATTAATGAATTATATCTGAAGATAGGAACTTATAGCGGAGTATCTAAAGAAATGGGTGGTTCGCCATCTCCTTCTACTGTTAAAAAATATATAATCCCTGGCTATGTTTCGCGCGAATCGATTGTAGAAAAGCGTTTTGATAAGGAAAAAATTCCTAGCGATATTGACTTCAAACCTTTCGCCGCGAACTTGGACGACTGGGGTAGTCTGTGTGTATTAACCGAAGAGGAAGAAGAAGGAATAGAAGAACTTCAGAAGGAGCTTGTGATATGAGATATATAGTTTACGAAGAGGCGTCTAGCGCACATCCTGGTAAATATTTATTAAAAGTAAATTTTGATGCTTTTCCTTTTCCTCATGGTACAGAAGGAAGTTATAATGTATTTCTTGCGAGGATTGCAGGATTATCATATCCTGACTTTTTAAGAATGTGTAGAGATGTTTGTGGTGCTGAAATTATAGGAAAACATCAAAAATATCCTGTGCCGTTTTTTAATTTTGGAGAGGGATTATCTATACTTACAAAATGGTTAAATAGGCGTGCAAAAATGATTATGTATTTGCGCGAACACCCATATGAATTTGAACTTGATGAGAATGGAAAACCTATTAAGAAAAAATTCTATGATGGTCATATAGAGGAGCCTAACAATGTCGAAG